GTCGCGCTCGTGCTCCAGGAACTCATGCACTCCGTACAGCACGCCCGCAGCGAGCGCGCCAATCACGATGACCTCGAACAGCAGCTTGTAGGGTGCGAGGCGGGCGAGCAGGGCGGCGATCATGCCGAGGCGTCCTTCTTCATGCCCAGCGCAACCCCGAGCGCACCGATGGTCGCGCCCAGCCCGCCGCCGAACGCGAGCAGGTCGAAATGCGCGTGCTGCACCAGCACATCGAAGGCCGCCAGCCCCAGCCCCTGCAGAGTGCCGAAGATGCCAACCACACGCACCGGGCAGATAGTTGCGCCGTCCGGTTCGGTGAACACGTCGCGGAACAGTTTCTTGAGCGCGTCGATCATGCGAGTGCCCTTTCAGCCGTTTCAAAAAACGCCAGCCGGTCCTTGTAGCCGATGGCGTCCCCTTCGGCCTCGGTCAAGCGGCCGATGTTGATCTTGTCCGAAACGGCGTCGAAGTCGCCCCGGTCGGCCAGCTCGTTACATCCGGCGCGCTGCCAGAACCAGCCCGCCGAGCGGCACGCGCCCTCGGGGGTGCGCAGCCATGCCCCCACCTGCTCCAGCGTGATGCCGAAGTGCTGGGCGCACGCGCGCTGGTTGTCCTTGCCGGTCAACTGGAAGCCGCCCGAGCCCCGGTAGCGCCAGCCATCGCCGCTGGCCTCGTCGCCGTTGCCCATCCGGTTGGCATAGACGTTGTTGGCGATGCGCTCGGGCAGGCGGTGCAGGTTCAGCGCCAGTTCGTTGGGCACCGTGCGCCCAGCGGCCACGAGGTACGCGCCGCGTGCATCCTTCTTGGCGTAGCGGCTGGGCCATGTGTTGGCCAGCCCGTCCGCCGAGTAATTCAGGTTCTCCGACACGCTCGCCAGTTGCCCCGTCTCGTGCGCGAGCTGCGCCAGGAATACAGCCTGCCGCGCCGGGGTGCCGATCCCGAATTCCGCCATGGCCGCATTGAGCGAGGCGCAGAACAGTTCGGCCCGCGCGCCAGCCAGCGGCATGATCTTGCGGAGCTGGTCAAGCGTTACCATTTCACGTGCTGCCCGATCCACGAGGCCAGCGCCCCGGCCGATGCCGCCGCCCCGCCCACTGCCATGAGTGTCTTCCAACCGCCGCGCGCCTCCGAAAGAGTAAGCAGCACCTGATCGAGCTTGGCGGTCAGTTGCTGGTTACTCTCTTGGAGGTCTGCCATGCCTTGGCTCAGGTTCGAAACTTGAACCTCGAGTCGGGCGATATTAATGCGCGCTGTGGCCAGTGCCTCTGCGTGGGATTGGTCGCTCATGTCGGCCTTAGAACGAAGAAACCGCCTCGTGGGCGGCTTGGTTGGTGGATTTGTCCGAACCTCGGATGGCTAGTTTCAGTCTCAGCTCGCTGGCTAACTCGCCTGGCGAGAGCATCCGGTTATGTTCGATCCAGTCGGGCGGAGCTTTGAGCCCGCGGCGCAGCATGATGGCTGCCGCCATCTCGTAAATGTTCACCGAGCCGCCAGAGCAGACCATCACCCGGCGCCAATGGATGTAAACCTTGAGGCGCAGCAGGCACTTCAAGCCGATCAGCACAAACGCCGCGATGCCGTAGTTGATCGGCTTGGCCAGCCAGGCGTCGATCGCTTCTCGGATGGATGTGCGATCAAGGCCCGCTGGCGGGTCGTAGACATCGAAATCCACGAGCTGCGACAGCGCCGTGAGGTGATTGCGACCGCTGTTTAGGTCGGCCATGTACAGCAGTCCGTCGGACCAGCGCACCACGCCGGTGTGTGTCACCGGCTTGTGCGTGAAGAACACGGTCAGCCGGCCCAGGATGCCATGCACATCGCGTACCGCGATCAGGTCACCGGTTTCGATCTGGCTGCGAGCGTCGGCGTAGTTCATGGCCTACAACCCCGCTGCCTTGACGAACAGCGCGTCGAGTTTTTCCGGCGTGTCGTAGCCGATTGCACCCGCGAGTTGGATCAGCAGCGCGCGGTCGCGGTAGAACTCAAGAGAGTTATCCCACTCGTTCTGCGCCGTCAGCTTCATCCGCGCGCCTTCCTCGGTGCCATCGTCCAGCGCATTGATCGCAAGCTGCACCAGTCCGAGTTTGCCCTCGTCGATAAGCGCCTGGACGGCTTGGCGCCGGTACACGCGCTCAGGCACCGGCACCGGCTGCGGCTTGGCCACCAGTTGCGCGCCGTCCCATTCATAGGCGGCGGGCACGAAGTCCTCGGGTACCGCACACTCCACCACCGCCCATCCGTCCATGACGTGCTTCGGGAACACCCCGTCGTGCGCGACGAGGTTGTCGCCATCGTCGGTGAACGGGCCGCAGGCCAGGACAGCGCTGCCCTGCACAAGGATTTGCGTCATGCTGCTACCTCAAGTACCAATACGCGAAGCTGCGCGGTGCCGCCGTTGACGGTGCCGCCGAGGAGCGCGAATCGGGCTGCGGACACGGCAGGTATGGGCCTGACCGCGTTCATCACCAGTTCGGGAATGCTGATCGCCCCGCGCAGGTTGATCGTGTCGCCGTTGCTGCGAAAGATCGGCAGGCGCACCTGTCCCGCCGCAGACGAACCAATGTTGAGCAGCGCATAGTCGCCGCTCGCCAGCTTGCCGAAGGCAAACGCGTTGGGCTGCGCTTGCGTGACATCGCGCAGCGCCATGCCATATCCAGCCGTCATGGTGGTGCCGCTGATCTTGATCGGGACCGCCTGCAGGCCGTAGCCCGCCGTGCTGGCCTGCGCCGCACGCAGCGCCACCGCCTCGGTTGCCCCCTGCGGCAGGATGAAGCCGTCACCCGCTGCACCTACCGCTCCCAGCGACACGCCGCCCGCCAGCTTCGTCCCTACCGTGATCGTGCCGCCCGTCTCGCTCAGAACGTACATGCGCGAAATGTTGCTGGCGTCGGCCAGCCAGCAGCCCACGAGGTTGGTTGCACCAGCAGAAATCAGCCAGAGGTGCGGGGTGAAGCGGGTTGCGCCGGACGCGGTGTAGAGCGCCTGCCCGGCACCTACCGTCGCATCAACGGTGACCGCTGACCCAACCGTAATGCTGGTGCCGGAAATTGTCAGCGCGACAGCACTCGCTGCGGAGTTGTTATTGGCGACGATGAGGCACTTGGTTGGCGAGACGAGCACGCTGCTCGGGGGGGATGTGGTACTCGGGATGCTGGTGTCGGCAATGGTGCCGATACTGCATGTGGTGCCGCTGACGCTGACCACCACGGCGCTGTAGGTGATAGTGGCACTGGCCGGATTAATCAGCAGGGCTGTAGTCGCCGTAAGCGGGTAGATGGTGCTGGCGTCGGTACCGCTGTTGTTGGTGATCCCGGCGACCGGCGTTCCAATGGTGACCGTCGAACCGCTGACCGCAATGGCAACAACCATCGCGTTGCCGGTGTTGGCCACATAACCCGAAACATACAGTCCCGGTGAGAGTTGGGCGATGTTCGGCGCGCCAATCCCGTCCTCCTGCCAAGCGGGCGCGGTGCCCGTCGTTGCCGTCAACGATGCAGCGGTTCCCACCGTCAGCGACAGCGAGGGCGAAGCTCCCGAGAGCGTCAACACCACGGCTTTGTGATCGGTGGAGCTGTTGCTGGCCCCGTAGAACAGGATCGCCTGAGTCGCGCTGATCTTGAAGACCGCGCACGGGACGCTGCTGGCGGTGCTGGTGACAGTCACCGGGGTGGAGACGACCTTGCCAGCATTGTCGAGGATGAAGGCGGCAAAGCCCGACGACAGCGCGGCGAAGTGCAGCGAGGTGTTATTGTCCAGCGCCAGGAACTGCGGGAACACGGTGCCGAGGTATGTGGTGCTAAACGTGCTGTCGAAGGTCACCAGCCCCGGCTCCAGCCCCGTGCCGTTGATGGCCCAGACGCCGGCCGCCGTCGAATTGTCCTTGAGCGACACCATCGCTACCCCGCCCGGTGCCACGGCCATGACCAGCGTTCCAGCATTGTCACGAATGCCTGCCGGGTATGCGCCCTTGCTGTTGTCGATGATGAACTGAGGACCGCCCACGGTTAGCGTGGTGGCATCCGGAAGCATGACCGCCTTCCCCTGCGCGGCCATCTGCACCGGCACATGCTGGTACGACCCGCTCAGCGTCGCGCTGGTGGTGACCGTGGCTGCTACCGTGGCGATGCCTGGATAGGCCCACGATGCCGTGGTGCCGTTCGTTTTCAGGAACTTGCCCGCGTTGCCGGTCTGCCCCGGCAGGTTGACGGCGGCGTTGATAAGCGCAGCGTTGACATAGTCGATGCTCGCCGCGTACGCACCGGACGCCCCGTAGGACAGCGTCGGGACCGTGATCGTCGCCCCGGTGAAGTCCTGCGTGCCGGTCCATGCCTGCCCGTTGTTCTTGCCGATTAGTTGAGCGATGGAGTCGAATGCCACGCCAATGGCGGCAAACTCCGCGCGGATCAGCGAGGACGTGCCACGGGTGACCGCAACCGGGACGCCGGTGGCGTTATAGTAGGGATTTGCCAAGATGACTACCTTTCTAGGACGCGCGGCGTGGAAATGAGCGTCACGCCGGAGATCGTGAAGGCGGCGTCCTGTGCGCGCCGCGTGTAATACAGCATCGAGATGTTCTTTTCGGTCCCATCAAGGCTTATCGAGGGAGCACTCACGAACTGCGCGTCCCAATTGAACTTGTCCCATGTGAACTGGTCCCAATAACCGCCTGCACCGGCGAACACTTGATCAGCGCTCGGCGCCGATGGCTGCACGTTCGGGTTTCCGTAGCCAAGCTCGTAGGACACGTTGACTTGCGCATACCCCTCTGCCACTACCTCGAGGATGGAACGGCGGAAGCGCTTGCGAATGCGGGGCGACTTGGCGCTGTTGAACGGGAGGCGAACCCACGCCTCGATCGGTTGACCATCTTGCGAGGTGCCGGTGAGGTCGCGATACACGTAGCCATCGTCCGAGCCGAAGTAGCAGACCTCCTCCCCCGTCGCCAGCGTCGAGGCGACGGCGCAGCGCACCGGGCGACCGTAATTGAGCGGCATGAGACCGGAGACCTTGTTACCGGTCAGGCCGACGACCAGTGCCGAGCCATCAGTGAAGAACACCCGGTACTGATTCTTGCCGCGCAGGGTGACCGAGGCGCATGCCAGGCCACGCTTCTTCTCCACGAGCGGCTGCACCATGTGCGACACCGATGCATAGTCGAAGTCGCCATAGTTCAGGGTCGTGATGAGCGCCTGGATGCCGCGCGAAGTCAGGCCATAAGCGTCGTTCGAAACCTGCTGGCAGGTATAGGGCTGGTAACCGATGTCGAAATTGGACGACGCCAGCACGAAGTCGGTATTACTGCTGCCGTACAGGATGAACGTACGCTCGGACGTGAAGATAGCGAGCGAGGAGCCGTTACTCGTGCCCGTCTGCGGCAGGAAGCCTGATACCGGAGCGCCGGTCGAAAGCTCGCCACCGCCTAGAACCACAGTCCATGCGTATGGGTTGCCGAGAGCCGAATACTGCACGGATCCCAAGAAGGACAGAAACAGGTAGCCCCGGTGGCAGGTCACGTGCGACGGCTTGTCGCTCGCCATGCCCGTCCTGATCGGGAAGTAGTTCGTGCCATCGAACTCGAACGCCGTGTTCACGCCATCGGCGCCGTACATCTTTGTCGAGTTGGTCGAGCCGGTGAAGTTGTAGTTGAAGCACTCGACCCTGCCGCCCGGCGCGCGGGTGATCGGAGCGGACGCTGCGGAGCTGGTCGCCTTCTGCGTCGCGCCAACCTTGATCGCTTCACCAGAAGCGAACGTTCCGGTCGTGCCTGCGATGATGAGCGATCCGACTCCGTTGGCCGTCCAGGTGCCGGTGCGCAGCAGTGCGCCGATGACCGTGCCTGTGGCGCCCGAAGTACCGCCAGTGACGATATCGCCAACGTTGATTTGGGCGGTCGCACTGGTGAACTGGAGCTCGGTCTGAAAGGTGATCTGCGTCCAGCCAGAGCTGGTCGCCTTCCACATTTGGCCCTTGGTGCCGTCCACGCTGTCGCGGAATGCATAGACTGTATCGTTGTAGACCCACACGCCGCGGATCGGACCGGATCCTGGGACCGTCTGAATCAGCGTGCGCTGGTCGTTCGCCGCCAGCAGCGCGTAGTCAGCATCGTCGGATGGCATCTGCGCGCCGTTGACGGCCATGGTGCCCGTGGTGACACCCACGTTCGAGCCGGAGACGGTCAGGGTTTCGGCCTGACCAAAAGTGCCGGTCACGCGCCCGCAGACCAGATAGCTGGCAAACACAGCGAGCACGTAGCCCGCGGCGCCGCTGGTAGCACCGGTGACCTGCGTCCCGACTGCAACAGAGGCCGACAGGCTGGCCGGCACGATCCAGTAGCTCGACGCGGTAGGCGACGACCGCCCGTCGAAGCGCTCGTAACCGTCGATCCGGCGGTAGCCGCCGCCGACTGCAGGTTCGAAGTTCTGTGCGTCGATGGTCTTGCCGGGACTGATCGCGATAGCCGGGGTGACCAGATCCAGCCCGCCACCGAGGGGGTGGAATTCCTGCTGCACCGGCGGGAATTTGACTGCGGTGGCCATCAGGCGATCGCTCCGCCTACTTGAACCTGGGGCAGTTGGTCGGCCATGAGCCGTTTCATCAGACGCAGGTACTCGTTTTGCCCGTGCGTGTAAGCCTCCGGCGCGGCCTCGCTCTGCCCGTAGTACATCAGCGCACGCCACACGATAATCATGTGGTACTGCGGCGGCAGCGTCGGGCGGTCGGTATCCAGCGTGAGCTCGGTCGGCATGGCATAGCCTTCGCCATTGACCACATAGGCGTCGTCCGGCACGGGGCCGAGCAGGAAGTTTTTGGACGGGTCAACCGTGAAGTCGTATGGACGCTGACGCACGCTCCGCATGGCGCCGAACAGGTGCGTGTTGCGGAACTGGTCGTAGGGCCGGTGCGCGAGCTCGATTTCGGAACCAAACCCGGCAGCCAGATTGTAGGCGCGGAACGAGTCGTTCTTATAGCTGGCGAACGTCGTCAACCCGGCTTCCGCCGCCGTGTACGAGCCCTTGCCGGCCGTCGTCGTGAATTGCACGGGCTGGCGCATGAAGAACCAGTCCGACCGCTCGTTTTGGATGTCCATCCATGCGGTCGAGACCCAATCAACCAGGTTCTTGATGTCGCCGGTCTGATTCACGGTCGTCACCGGGGCGGCACCCGATGTGCGCGACTCCTGACGTAGGCGCTTGACCAGATTCAGAAACGACATGCCGCCAGCGGCGTAATTCGGCTCGGTGAGCGGCGGGACGTTCGACATGGCTTAGTGGCTCGCGACGATGCGCGAGAGCCATTCGTGGCCGCGCGGGTTGCAATCCTCGAGGATCGACAGCGGGTACTGCGCTTTGCTGGTGCGGCGGATCGTGTTGCGCGGGCGCTCCACGGTCGCGTCGTCGTGCTGGGTGCGGATGGCATCGGTGCGCGAGCGGGCCAGCACCTCGACGTATTTGCGCTTGGTGACAAGCGGCACGCCGATGGGCAGCCAGCCGATTTCGAGCCACTGGCCGTTTTGCAGCACTTCCGCGTTCTTGCCGTTGACCGACACCGGGACGTGCGACTCGGGGAAGTCGGCGGACGAGTTTTCCTCGATGAGGATGGTGACCGGCTCTTCCATGAAGGCCAGCGCCGCCTGGTGCGACTTCATCAGCTCTTGCTCATGCGCGATGTTCGGCATTTCCTCGCCGTGGATGATCGGCGTATCGAGCGAGATGTCGACGTCGGTTTTTTGCGGAATGTTGAGATCCGCGGTGCTGGTTTCTCTACGGGCCATATGGTTTCCTGTGTTATCAAAAGAAAAAGCCCGCACTAGGCGGGCTTTCGTGGAGCTCGGGAGCCTTACGACACGACCGGACGGGCCGGCATGGTCATCAGGTTCTTGAAGCTGTAGGTGGCGCCGGTGACGCTCGACAGGTTCGAGCTGCCGAACGTCCAGCTTCCGGACAGGGTTGCGCCGGCCTTGAGCACCAGGTAGCCGAAGGGGGCGACGTTGTCGGGAATGCTCGGGAACTGCGGCGACAGGATGAAGTTGCCCTGTGCGTCGAGCGCTTGCACTTGACCCTGCGAGACTTTCAGGTTGCCGGCGGCGTCGTAACCGAACACGAACACGCTGCCCTGATTTGCTGTCACAGGCAAGAAGGCGGCGCCGGTCGTGGCATCGGTGGTCGGGGTGGCGGCGTTGGTCGCCGCGGCCTTGGTATAGGCGATGCCACCAATCGCGTAGTTGACCGCATTGGCGGTCGTGTAGGTGGTGGTGGTGCCTGCTGCCAGACCAGCGTAAGACGTGGTCAGGGTCAGCGGCACTTGGGTCAGGGTATCTGCCATGAGGGTTCCTTTCGGGGGGATAAGGTCACGCGAAGGCTAGTTGCCCAGCCTTCGCGATCAGGGCTATCAGGTTGCGCGGGCGACGTTGACGACCGCCATCCACTGCTGGTTCTCGATCATCGCGGCCTTCCACCACGAAGTACCGGCGTAACCGCGCTGGCCCAGCGGGTCCGACTTGCTCTTCTCGCCAGGCGGCAGGAACGTCGGGTCCAGCGCGTCCAGACCACGTACCGAGATCTGGCTGAACGCGTCGGCGCCAAGCACGATGACCGGGTACACGTCCAGGTTCACGCCGCTGGTTGAGTAGCCAGTGCCGGTGCCAGAGAACGAGGCGACTGCCGCGCCGGCGTCCTGGAACGAAGGCAGGTCCGGCGACAAGATGTAGCGGAAGCGCTCGCACTTGCCGATCTCGTTCTCCATCGGCGTGCCCGAGGCGTACTTCTCGGCCGGGGTGAAGTTCGGCAGGTCACGGATCTGGCGCTCCAGGTCGGTGTGCGCGAAGGCGAAGTAGCCCGGTGCCACGGCGTCGGTGCCGTAGTTGGCCGAGGCTTTCAGCACCTTCGTCACCGGCATGGCGTGGTTCGCCATCAGGAAGCGCACGACCGCCGACTGCAGGGTTTGGGTCATCGGGCCTGCCACGGTGGCGCGGCTGGTGCCGGTGCCGCCGTAGAACTGGCTGGTGCAGGACTTTAGCTTGCCGTAGACGATCATCTCGTTGACCAGGCCGACGCGCTCTCCGATTTGGGTCTTCATCTGCGCGGGGATGTCGTCCTCGTACAGGTTGAAGGTCTTGTCGGTGAAGCCGTACAGGCAGGAATACTGCTGCACGACCTCGGTCACGTCGAACGGCACGATGCTGTCCGGCGACGGGGTGACGCCTTCTTGCGTCAGGTGAGCTTGCACCATCGCGTTGCCGCGATCGCCGGCACCGTTCTGGAAGAACTGGTTCTGGTTGGCGGTGGAGGCACCGTACGGCAGGAAGCGGCGGGCCACGTAGGTGTCCGAGCTTTTCTTGGGCATCTGCACCTGGCGGCCCTGCTTCGACAGCACCTCGTAGGGCTTGGCGTGAAGGAGGATCTCGCCCTTGAATTTGTTAATGCGCCCCGGAGTGAGCGCGAAAGTTTGCATCGTCATGATGGGATTCCTTTATTGGGGTCAGCCGTTGTATCCGGCCTCGAATTCGTCTTCTTCCGACCGGCCAGGCGGGTGGCCGCCAGTGCCTTTCGGGGCTACTGCCGCCGCGAGTCGTTTTTCACGTGGGGAGGGTTCTTGCTTCGTGCTGGGCTGGGGCGCCGGCGCGGCCTTGGATGCTTCATAGAGCTTGAGCACCTTGGCTACGTCGCCAACGTCGTCCGAGTAGCGGATTTCTTTCACGTCCTCGGGCTGCGCGTCCATCCACGAGACAAACTCGGGGGTCGCGACAGTCTTTTTCCAGCCTGGGAACACCGCGTTGAGCGAGGAATCGATGATGCGAGCCTGCATTTCTGCAGTCTTGCCATCGATCGCCGCGTTCACCTTCTGCTCGAACGCCTCGGCGTCAAAGCCTTTGGTGCGCGCATCGACCATCCTTTCGGTCGCAGCGGCCCACTCGGGGTACTGCTTCTTCAGGGCAGCCCATTCCTCGGGGTCTTGCGAGGCCGAACTGATCTCGCCTTGCGTCGGGGCGTCATCCATCTTCTTGGCGGCGGCTTGTGCCGTGGCCAAATTGGCTTGGATCTCCCGGTAGCTGCGCTCGAGTCGCCCGATATGCCCTGCCAGCTTGTCGTGGCTCTGCTGCATCTTGTCGATGCGCGCAAGGGCATCTGCCAGCGGATCGGTTTTCTTTTCCTCTTCCGGCTTGGCCTCGGCGCCCGGCTTTTGCTCCGGGTCCTTGGCTGCTTCCGGCTTCGGATCAGGCTCTTTCGCTACAGCCGGCGTCTCCGTGGGCTGGTTGGCGTAGCCTGCTTCGAACTGATCTGCCGCGTCTTGGGTGTCCATTCCAGTGTGCTCTCCACAAATGAAAAACGAGCCTCGGGGGCTCGTTCGTTGCAACAACCGGCGCGCAGTGCGTGGGCTGCTTACCTCTTGCCGTGCCGCTTACGCGGGCGGCGGATTAAAAAGCTTGGGTGACCGGCGCGGGCTGCGCGCTGGGGTCGGGTTCTTTGTTCAGGTCCAGCAGAGCCTTGTAGGCGGCGATCCGGCCACGCAGGCGTGCGGTCTCGATCTCGCCGCGATCGGCATCGTTCTGCTGGCGTAGTTGGTCGACCTGCTCGGACATGTGGACAACGAGCTTACGCCACAGGGGGCTATGGCGATCCTCCTGGGTGAGGATGAACGGCGACTTGACCATTACGGCGTCACCTCCGTGCTCACCTCATCGCGAATGAGGCTTGGCGAGGCTGCAGTTCGATCCTTATCGCCCTCAGACGCCGCAAGTTCGATCTCGGCCGCAGCCATTTCGCGCTTGGTCTTCTCCTGCATTGCGGCTTTTGCCAGATCCGCTCTGGCTTGCTCGATGCTGATGTTCTGCTTGATCGCCAAATTGACGACCGCAATCTCCTTTTCGAGCTCCATCTTGCGCAGGTCGAGTGCGCCATTCTGCTGCGCGATCTGCTGCTCTTTCTCGGCGCGAGCAAGTTCTGCCTGTGCGCGTGATGCCTGGATCTCTGCAGAAGTCTCGGCCCGGATCTTCTCGCGCTCGATTGCCGCCATCGCGGCTACCTGATGCGGTGCGGCGCCGCCTTGAGCCAGCAGTTGCTGCTCGTGCTGCGCCTCTTGCTCTGCCACTGCGATGTCGGCCTGTGCCTTCGCGCCGATCTCCTGCAGCTTGTTCTGGCCTCGCTGCTGCTCGACCATGACTTGCACCGGTGGTGCCGGCGGCTGGGCGTCCATCTGCTTCTGCTCGTCCTCGGTGTACTGCACATCGCGTGGGTTGATGCGCTTGGACTTAAGCCATTCAGCGACAACCTTGGCCGGGTTGATCTTGTATGCAGGGTTCGCCGAGGCATTCAGTAGCGCCGGCCATGTCTGCTCCTGGATCGCACGTTCGACCATCGCAGACGAGCCCTGAGCGTTGACCCGATAGTCGCCCTTTTCGTCGTTCGGAACGCTCGGGTCGAGCAGCAGCCACTCGTAGAAGTCATTCACGAGCGGCTCGGTGATGAGGTCATCGTAACGCTTGCCGATCGAGCGCAGCCACACGTGCGCGTTGTCGTTCTGGAGCTCGGCTTGGCCAAAGGTCTGCGGCGTGGTCTGCCCAACCTGGCCCTGCGTCACCAACGGAATGCCCGTCTGCTCCTCGGCCAGCTTCATGCCGTATTCGATGATCGCCTGCAGCTGCTGCTGGATGTCGGGGATCGTGAAGAGCGCAAAGGCCTTGGCCACATCGGCGGCATCGCCAGTCGCGTACCACAGCTTATTAGGTGTGATCTGCCAGACGCCATCCGCCGGCGTGATGCCCTGCTGGCTCAGCACAATCTGCACGCCCGACGCCACGCCGGCATTGTTGAACATGGCCCGAGTCGAGGCATTCACCGCGCGCTGCGGCATGAACATCTTCTCGCCCACGCCCTCGCCAGCCCAATGGCCGGCACGGCGCGACCAGCTCATGACGCGGTACGGGAAGGCGCCAGAGTCCAGAGGATTGATGATCGCGCGGATCACCGTGTCGTTCACCATCTCAACGATGGCGCACACTTCCTCGGTATCCTCCGGCACATCCTCGATGCCCACGGCATTCAGGAGCGACATGTCGTCGCGTTTTAGCGTGCCATAGCAGTACCAGATCGGGAACCGATTCTTGGTCTTGGCTTCGGTCGGGTTGGCGCCTTCGGCCAGGCACTTGTCCGGCCCCTCTTCCAGCACCTTGTTGATCTGGTCAGGCAGGTAGCCGAGGTCGGTCTGTTTTCCCAGCTTCTTGAGCGCCTTGTGCGACAGGAAGTCGCGCTCGAAGAAGTCGTCCCCGTCGTGGATATCTTCGCCGCAGCCCTCGGCCGGGAAAGCGTTCCATGGGTCGACCCACTTCAAGCCGGGAACGATCTTCGTCTCGAAGCTCAGCGTAACGCCAGCCGCGTTCTTGGTCAGCGCGCGGTTCTTCTGCACGGTCGGGAACGGCCCCTTGAGCACGCCCACACCGATCCGCGCCGCATCGTGAATGACCTTGCGGCCCTCGGCTGGGTACTTCGCCTCCACCATCCAGTCGTAAATCCGCGTCTCGGCACGCTTGGCGCACTCCGCCGCCATGTCGATGATCTTCTGCGCGGCGTCCCCCGCGGTCGCCTGGACCAACTGGTTCGGCGTGTCCGAAGGTGCTCCGTACTGCGGCGCCGGGGCCATCGGGGCATCGGCAGGTTTTACTACCGGCTGGCCAGCAGCGCCGACGAGCGGCGTCTGGTCCTCCAACTGCTGTACGAGTTCCGGCTTCGGCGACGCCTCGAAGCTGAATGCCTTGTCATTGATCGGGAACAGGATCTCGCCCAGCTTGGCCGATGCCTGATCGACGTAGCGGCTCGTCAGGCGCACGAACGCGGTGGACCGGGCCGGATTCTGCTGCGCCGTGCTCGACGTCAGGCCTCCACTCATGGAGACCGGCTTGGCCCATTTCGCCTTGCTGAACTCGTGCCGGTTGGCGTCGTCAATCCCGAGATACGCCTCTTCGCACGCCAGCCATACTTCCTCGATCCCGGATGCCTTGCGTGCGGCTACCGCTTCGTCGCGCTTGTCGGCGATGACGCGGCTTAGCGCTTCCAGACGCTCTGCACGCTCGGCGTCGGACATAGCGGGAGCGCCGGACTGCGCTTCGCGTCCGAGGAATTTAGATGGGTGCATATTTTTAACTTTGTCAGTTACCCGAGCGCCCCAAAACCGCTGTCGGTCGGGCGGAACTGCGGAAGGCGGGGCGGTTCGTACTGCTGCGCCGGCCACTTGAGCTCGAACTCCTTGCCGGGCTCAAACAGCCGGGCCAGCGAGTCGAGCATGTCGTCATGTCGCCCGACCGGGAACGCCAAGTATTCTTCGTTGACGAATTCCGCCACGAGGTCATAGACCTTGCCGTCGCTCCGGGTATACCAGAACGTCTCAGGCAGCCACAGCTTGGCATTCTGGAACGCCGGGATCAGGCGCCGGATGCGGTCCTCTTTCAGGACGCCGCCGCCCACCTCCGTGATCTTGAAGCGGTACTGCTCGGCTTCCATGAGCGACTCTATGTGCTCGATGTCGGCCTGCATTCCGTACTGCTCGTATCGGACTTCGTACAGCCTCCACTTTCGATGAAGGGCCA